ACATCACCATCGTAACGTAAGTGTAATCTACCTTGCTCAGACCATACAACACTATCTGAACTTGATGCCTCTTCAGCACCTACTTGAGCTAAGAATCCAGAGATTGTACGTTTTCCATATCTCTCTACTTCCCCAGCCATTAAATCAGGAAGGTACTGTTGTTCCCATCCTGTTGTTCCATCTATAAAATTAATGTAATTTGAAGTTAAAGTTGCTTTAGTTGGAGCTGCAACCGCGTTCAAACTACCTCCTGCAGTAATTGCCATAATTTATTTTTTTAAATTGTTATTTGTTTTTGTTTTTAATTTTAAACTTAAAATCATTAGCATCATCACCTAATACTTTAAACTTTAAACCACCCGCTTCAATTTTTCCATGAGCTTGTCTTGGGTTCATATCAACGTTTTTGGCTTTAGCAATACTACTTTTCATAGCATCCGCTTTTCCTTGTTCGTAAAAGTGTTTTGCAACAGCATCCGCATTCATTGCTGTGTATAGAGATTTATGATAACCCTTAGCGTCTGTTAAAGCAGAGTTCTTGTCCAAAAACTTTTTGGTGAAATTGCTTATATCGCTCTGAGTGTTTTTAACCTCTTCAGCATTGTTTACATTAAACCTGTATTTTTTATCACCGACGTTATATTCAAAACCTTTGAACTTGTCGTTGAAAACATTATTTGTTTTCTGTGTAAAAATATCAGAGTTCGTTTTAACTGTTTTTTGAGTTGCTTCTGACTCCTTGTTATATCTATTAAAGAAATCAATTGCTTTTTGTTGTTCTTGAGTCAACTTTGACCCAGCTTTGATTTCGTCATAGTATTTAGACTTTTGCCCGTCTAGGTGGCTTTTAGCGTTGGCAACTTGCTCTTTTAACGCTAATTTCTTTCTACGTATATCTCTATCGTCGTCTATATCTTCGTCGTAAGAGAACGTATCTTCCATAAGGAAGTTAATTTCTTCGTTGTTTAAATGAGGTTTTGTTTGCTTATAATATTCATGTAATAGATTTTGGTCATCTAATTTTGAATAATCTTGATTAAGTTTAACGTAATCATTTAAATCACCACCAGTTTCTTCCATAAAGTCCATTAACTTTTGGATATTCTCTGGTATTGGTTTTCCAGTAGCCTCGGCTTCTGCTATAGCTTCTTCAACCTCTTCAGTTGTTGCTTCTACAGTAACTTCTTCTTCAGTGATTTCTTCTAACACTGGAGTATCCTGGATTTCAGCTTCTGGTTGCGTTTCCGTTTCTTCAGTAACTTCTGTCACCGCTTCTTCAGTTTTTTCTTCCGCCACAACTTCTGTTTCTACTTTTTCCTGTGGAGGTGCGTTTAAATCTACTTTTATAACGCTATCGTCACCAGCGGATTCAAATTTACTTTCGTCAACTTGTTCAGTTGCTTCTTGTGTAGTCTCTTCGACTACGTTTTCATCTTTTTCTTCCATAATATAATATAATAATAATTAATAAATTCTAACTAGGGTCAAACGAACCTAAATCAAATCCTCCACCTAGTATATCATTACTATTTCTTTGCTCAATCATCTCTGACTGTTGTGTTGCTTGTATCTTTGTTCTTTCGTCTTTACGATCCTCTTTTTGTTTTTCTCTATCTTTCATTCCATCAACCTCAATTCCCTTAAGTTGCATGTTATATTGGAACTCTAAAGCCATTAATTGCTTTTTCATCTCTACTTCTTGTTGCATTTTTTGAGTTTCCATTTGAGCTTCCATTTGCATTAATTCAGCTTTACCAGCATTTAACGCTTGGTTTTTTTGAACATCAGCTTGGGCAGCCGCTTGAGCGGCTTGGGCATTAGATTGTGTTTGCGCTTGGATATTCTCTAATTGAAGTTGTCTGTCTCTTTCTTGTTTCTTCTTTCTACGTATTTTCAGAAGTTGATTCGCTAATTTGATGTTACGTATTTCTCTAAGATCGATAGCATCTTCTAACTCTATTGTCTGTTGTTGCAAGGCCATTTGGATGTTGTTTTCTAAAATAGCTTTCTCCTCCTCATCAGGCATCAACTCTAAAAATATACCGAAATCATAAAGATGTAATTCTTTCATTTCATCTAGCGTAGCTACATTGTGAGCGCCTATAGCCTGAACAAAAGCATCTGAAGTAGGAGAATACTCTAAAACATCTGATATTCTAAGTGATAAACACTCTGCGGTTTCAGCTGTTAAAAATAATCCTGCCTGCAATATATGTCTAGTAGCTGTGTTTGAATTTGCTGCCGCAAGTTTTTGAACACCAACCAAAGCATTTTTATCCGGCATACTACCATCTCTAGCCTCGTTAAGACCGGTCACGTCTCTTATCATTTGTAAATAGTAATTGTAGTTACCAATAAGAGCTTGCATTTTATTTCCACCAGAACCTGATGTAATTTCTTGAATAGGTACTTTACCTGGATTCATATCACCTTCTGAAGTGAAACTCCTCCCTATCACAGACCCCGTTTGGAAGAACATGTTTAAGGCTTCTTGCGGGTTGTAGTTTGTTCCGTTACCTAGATCAACTTCAGCTAAACCATCAGCATCCAAATAAACACCATCTGGAACCATTCTTGACAATACCTGTTGGAGTTTTAGATGTGTTAATTGAATCATATCAGCAAAACCAGTCACTCGTTTTACTAGCGAATCTATCTTGCCATTATACATTCTTGGCGCGACTATAGAATAATTCATTTTTACCTTGGTATAATCACTCTTTGGGCGCATCATATTTTTAGCCATCTCCCATTTAAGTAATTTGTCGGTACCAAGAATCATAGCACCATCATACAGGCATTCTATCGATCTTAACATTTTGCTGTATCCACCTTCTTTATCTTCTGGAGGGTTAAACGAATCATCTTTAGGTATAATCTTATCAGCACCTGTTCCAGTTTCTTTAACCTTATAAACTTCATTCATATAAGTCTTATAGTTAAAATATAAAACTTGAATAGTGTTTTCGTCTTCTTTATCTGAAGAATATCTAGTGCTATTATTGTTTTTGTTGAAGGTTTTGTTCTTCATTATATCCTCGAGATCGCCTTCTGATAAATGAGGGAATTGTTTCGCTAATTCATTTACTGGAATTAACTTAACTTCTCCAACGTAGTAAATATCATCAAAATAAGGGGAGTCAGTGTGAGAGTAGACTAGGTTAGCTGGATCAACATAATCTATAGTAACGCCTTGAGACGTGTTAAATGATGTTTTTACAGCGCCAATACCCAACACCGTTAAGTCATGATAAAATCTTTTCTTTGTTAACTCATACTTATTGCCCTCAAATAAAACGCTTAAAGCTTGTTCTTCCGCTAACTCAACAGCTTGTTTGTAAGTTAACTGCATGTGAAGTTGTAATTCCTCTGGAGTTTCTGGTAATTCTTTTTCCTCACTCTCTTTGGTGTTCACACCGAAGTTTTGAGCAGCGAAATTATCAAATTCCCTGTATTCCATATCGTTTAATATAGACTCCATGTATTTGGTACGTTTTTCAATACCATTTGGAGATTGTGAGTAAGCTTTTATATCATATGTCCTTTCAGCGATACCGTTTACAACTATATCAACAAACTTAGATATAATTGGAACTGGTTTCCAGTCTAAATTTAAATAGGACAAATCACCGTTTATAGATAACTCATCCTTATATTTTTGTATAGATTGTTCGCCTCTAGCATACAATCTTAAATTATGAAAATCATTATGATTAGATCTATACCTACCATTACCTCTATCATTATTGAACCACTCTTGCTCTATTGCTTTACCTACTTTTAAACCATATTCATAGCTAAGCTTTTCAGCATCACTTACAGTTTGACTCGGGAAATAACTTTTAATGCCAGACTCTGCCATATTTATTATTTGATTATTTGTGAATTAGTCCCAGTATTACTATACTTGGAAATGTTTAAATTTAATGGTTGTTTTTCAACCTTAGCGTTTGGAGCATATAAGTGCCTATTGTTAGCCATAATAGCTAAACCAGAACTTATAGACGCATCAAACTTTGTTCTTTTATTTATATCAAACTTTGCCCAATCATTTAGTAGTTCATTGAAATATAGATCTCCAAACGTTCCATCTTGTTTCATTCCAACATGATCTTGTATATACATTTCAATTGCAGCCGCGTGTGCTTGTTTAATATCTTCTGAGGAGTTAGGTATTCCACCAACCTCTTTTTCTGCTACAGATAGTTTGTTCCAAATCTTATCTGGTCTATTCATAGAGAATCCTCTATATCCTCTTCTTCTTAAATAGTATAATAATCTAGGTT